ACTTTCCAAGGAAGAACCTTTATTAGAGCAGCAGAAGGAGATGATTCTGAAGCATATAAAGATAACCTTCTATTTGATTCAGTATCTAAAGATTTCACAGGTATTGCTAAAACATTTACATTAACAAGTGATACAGCAAATGTTACTGGATTTTCAACGAATAATGGTGTCTTCTTATTGAACGAGATATTCCAAGGCCCAACAGTTGATTATGATTTAAGCGAAGATACTAGTGGAATTTCTTCTATTACATTTACAGGAACTGCTTCATCTGTAACATCAGATTTAAATGTTGGTACTCTTCCTAGAGGTGGTATTCTTGTTAATGTTGGTTCTTCAGAAGGAATGGGATATCAACCATTAGTTGCTGCTGGTGGTACTGCTGTTGTTTCTGGTTTAGGTACTATTGAATCTATATCCATTGGTAACAGTGGTAGTGGTTACAGAATTGGTATTCAAACTGTATTTGTTGGTGTAGGAACTTCTGGTGCTACTAAGTATCCAAATATTACTGCTATTGGTACTGCTGTTGTTGAGAATGGTTATATCGTAAGTATTGGAGTTACAAATGGTGTTGCTGCTGGATATACATTCACAAATCCACCTAAAGTCTTTATTGACGGTCCTACAGGATATGAAAATATTCCATTAGTTGCTGCAGGTGGTTCTACTACAAGCGGAGTTAATGCTACTGTTGATATCACTGTTGGTTTAGGTAATAGTGTAACTCAATTTAAGATTGGGGACACTGGACGTAACTATGCTGTTGGTGATGTATTAACTGTTCCTGCTAATACTGCAAACTTTGCTGGAATTCCAACAACTGGCACACCAGCAAACTTTAAGGATTTCCGTATCATTGTTGAATCTGTTCATGATGATAAATTTGCTGGTTGGACATTTGGACAATTAGAAGTACTTGACAATTTTAGTGAATTTTTTAATGGAGTTACTAAATCCTTTACAATTAAGAAGGCAGGAATTCCTGTTTCACTTAGATCTGCTAAGGGTTCACCAATTAGGATTCAAGATAACTTAATTATCTTTATTAATGATATCTTACAGGATCCAGGAGTTTCTTATGAGTTTAAGGGTGGTAGTGTTATTGACTTCCTTGAAGCACCTAAAGCAGGTGATACATTAAAGGTATATTACTTTAAAGGATCTGCTACAGACTCTGTATTTGTTGACATTATTGAAACTATTAAGAAAGGTGATAAGATACGTCTTCGTGATGATGCTACTAAGTCTTCAACCTTTGGGTTAGATCAAACTGAACGTATTGTTAGTGGAATTCAAACTTCTGATAAATTCAGCACTGTTCAGTACTTTGGTCCTGGTATTACAACCAATACAGCACTTAAACGTGCTACTTCATGGATTAAACAGAAGGATGACGTTGTTGTTGATGGTGTGTATGTTTCCAAATCAAGAATCATTAACCAATCTGCAATAACTCCTGCTACTAGAATTATTAGCAATGTTGGAATTGGTTCCACTACCATCTATGTCCAAAGTCTGCGTCCATTATTTGATGACAATGAAGAAGGGTTTACTGGTGCTAACTTGAATTTAAATATTGTTGATGAAAATGCACCTAAGATTGCTGCTGCAGCAACTGCTATTGTTTCTGATACTGGAACTATTAGTTTAGATTTGACAAATGCAGGTATGGGTTATACAGAAGCACCTACTGTTTCTATTAGTACATACTTCGGTGTAAGTACTTTAGCAACTGCAACTGCAACTGTAAGTGCTGCAGGAACAGTTAATACTCTAACTGTAGATGAAGTTGGTGCAGGATACACTAATACTTCTACTCCATTAGTATTGATTGGACAACCAACTGGTATTGCTGATACTCTCGGTACTCCAGTAATGACAGGTGATTTTGGATTTATATCTGGTATTGCTGTTACTTCAGTTGGAGTAGCATCTACTGGACTTATACTTGACTTATATGTAAATAACTTGTTTAGAGATGCTACTAGAGTTGGTACAGCAGTTACTATATCTACAATAACTACAGGTGATATTTTCTATGTTCATAATTCCAACACAGGAATTGGGTTAACATCTTATGGAACAGGAACTGGTATTGGTACTGTTGGTATTGGTTCTACGTTTATAGATAACATATATGAGGCTATGGATGTTTCATATGGTGAAAATTATGTAGTTGGAGTTGGTACAACTGGGGTTCAAAGAGTCACAGTTAGTGTATCTTCTACAGAGAGTGTAACCACTGGAATTAATAGTTTCTTTGGTTCATATACCTTTGGTAAATTGAGTGGAGTTACTAGAGATAGTGATCCACATGCATTCAGTATTGTTTCTGATAATGGGATAACAGGACTTTCAACTGCTCCTGTAATCAGACGAATTAAAAACGTCAAGCGTTCTTACTAAATAAAGAAAAAAAGTCTAAGTAAATGTCTGCGATTATAACAGATCAATTGAGGGTCTTGAATGCTGCTAATTTTGCTGCTGGCATCAAGACTACCACTAATAGCTATTATAGTTTTATAAATCTACCCAATGCCACTGATGTTCAGTCAGATTGGGATACTAATGTTCCTGATCCTAAGGATTCTTTTCATCAGGAAGATAGGTATTGGGATACTATGATTGCATTGAAGAAGATAGGTGCTGGTGATGTAAAAAGGGTTATAAGAAAAATTAGTTGGACATCTGGTACAACTTACGATTATTATAGAGACGATTATAGTAGAGATAATACTGCTGGACAAACTGGTGCATCAAACTTATATGGTGCAAACTATTATGTAATGAATAGTGACTATAGGGTTTATATTTGTGTTGCTAATGGTTTTGATCCAGATAACTTATTAGGTAAACCGTCTCTTGATGAACCTCTTCACACAGATTTGGAACCAAAGGCTGCTGGTACTAGTGGTGATGGTTATCTTTGGAAGTATCTCTATACTATTAACCCTGGAGATCTTATCAAATTTGAGTCAACTAATTTCATCCCAGTTCCTGATGATTGGACAACTACCACTAATGCTAATATTACTGCTGTAAGGGGTAATGCTGCACTTTCTGGTAACCTGTTAAAAAACGTTGTTATTACTAATAGGGGTGCTGGTTATGGTAATGCTGCTACTTACACAAATGTATCTATTAATGGCAATGGAACAAATGCTAAATGTTCTGTAACTGTTAATGCGGCTGGACAGATATCTGCTGTTAGTATTACTCAAGGTGGTGATGGATATACTTATGGTACTGTTGATTTAGAATCAGGTGGTGTCACTAATACCTCTGGTAGTACTGATGCTGTTTTTAATGTCATCATTCCACCTCAAGGAGGACATGGTGCGGATATATATCGTGAATTGGGAGCAACTAGAGTCCTAGTTTATTCTCGTATTGAAAATGATGATTCTAACCCAGACTTTATAACTGGTAACCAGTTTGCAAGGGTGGGACTTGTTAAAGATCCAGAAGAACATGGTTCAACAACAATTGTTAGTTCTACTCAAGCAAGTGCTGTATATGCATTACGGTTAAGTGGTGCTGGTGTAACTGCTGCTACATTTACTGCTGATGCTAGAGTTCGTCAAACAGTTGGTGTAGGTTCTACTGCTGTTGGACAAGTTGTTTCTTGGGATGCAACTACAAGAGTTCTTAAATATTGGCAATCCAGTGCTCTTTCTGGATTTACCACTGCAGGTATTGCTAAAACAAATCCTGAGTATGGATTTGAATTGCATGACTTTACTGCAAGTCCTCCTACTGGAGGAAGTTTGACAATTAGTGGTGGTTCAGTTGATTTGGGTATTGATACCTCCTTTACGGGTATAACCACTGTAATAAATAATAAGACGTATAACCTTGGGCAGTCATTTACATTAGGTGTTGCCCCACCAGAAGTTAAAAAATATTCTGGAGAGATTATATACGTTGATAATAGGGCATCTATCACGAGATCCACTAATCAAAAAGAAGACATCAAAATCATTGTAGAGTTCTAAAAAATGCCACAGGAAACGAATCTAAACGTTAGTCCATATTTTGACGATTTTGATGCGGCTAATGATTTCCATAAAGTCCTCTTTAAACCTGGTTTTCCAATACAGGCGAGAGAATTAACGACTCTGCAGTCAATACTGCAAAATCAGGTTGAAAAATTTGGAGACCATATCTTTAGAGAAGGTTCTAAAGTAATACCAGGACAATTATCATACCAGTCTGAATATTATTCAGTACAGGTTGAAGCAGGGTATTTTGGTATCCCAGTATCTTTTTATGCTGATAAGTTAATAGGAAAGAGGATTAA